GGACATACCCATAGAGGACTCCTAATTCGTTGTGTGGTTGTGTGGCTTCGAAGCGACACGTTTCTGTGTCTATCAAGTCCAGCGAAATTGACTGCCAGAAACGACAAAAGCCCGCTCAGCGTTTGCTGGCGGGCCTCTGCGGGATTTACTGCTTAACCGCGGTACTGGGCGCGGCGGCTTTGCAGCTTGGCGTACTCGGGGTGGCCGTCGATGTTGCTGCCGACCTTCTGACGCAGCGACATCACAGCCTGCGTGTACGCTGCCGGGCTGAGCGGGCCGGAGCCAGCGCCTGCCGCCGAGGCGGTGGCCGACTGGTTCACGACGCTGACAGCCGGGTTGTACGAGACACCCGACGACTGCTTGAACAACTGCACCATGTAGGCCGACATCGCCTCAGCGAGGATGCCGCCGCCTGCCAGCGCCGCGTTCACCGCCTTCTTCTCCGCTGGTTCAGCGTTCTGGCTCCAGTGGGAGAGCGTGTCGCCCCACAGAGCCTCGTCACCGTTCGTGGCGTGTAGGCAGATTTGCTTGATCTCGTGGTTCTTCAGCTTCGCCTGCTCCGCGCCGCGACCGAACGCCTCCTTGCCCAGCGCGACGTGCTGCTCCCAGCCAGCGATGCCCTTGCCAGCCAGTTCCGCCTCCAGCAGGCCGAAGTTGCCCTGTGCAGCGGCTTGGACAGCCGGGTGGTGGTGGGAGTAGCCATGCTTGGCGAGGAAGCCCAGCGCCACGTCCAGAGCCGCGTCGCCGGTGCTCTCGTACTTGACGCTGCCCTTGGTCGGGTCGATCCAGCCCTGTGCCTCGCTCTCCAGCGCGGCGACTGCCTCGCGGTTCTGCGCTTCCTCGTGCGTCTCTGCCGTCGAGGCGAGGTCAAGCGAGATACCGAAGTCGGTGCTTTGATCGGCGGGCGCTTGAGCCTCTACGGGTGCTGCGGGTTGCGTGGGTTGCGGTGCCTGTACCGGCGCGAGGGAGACTGCGCCACCTGCCAACTGAGTGCCTTCGATTTCCATGTGTCCTTATCCTTGTGAGGTCATGCCGCCTGCGACGGCTCCTGCAACCGGGCCGGCCGCTTGCTGCGCCAGTGCCGCTTGCTGCTCTTGTTGCTGATCTGCCGCGATCTGATCGGCTGACTTGACGTAGTCCTTGTACGCGACGCCTCGGCCCATGAAGATCGCCTTGGCGATGGCATCCCACTGGAGGACAGCCAGCGCCTGCGGAGGCATCCCTGCCACCGATGCGAGGTCTTGCAGCGCCATCTTCAGGTTGTCGAGGTCGCCGTTCCGGGAGAGGGCGTCGAGGCCGGTGATGACCATTGGCGTGATGCCCTTGCCGTTCAGCGTTACGCCGGTCAGCTTGGTCAGCCAGAAGGCCATCGGACCTTGGAAGTCCACCGCCATGCGCGAGTACACCCCGCCTAGCGTCGTCTCCAGTTCGTTCGCCTGCATCCGGATTTCCTCGGCAGTCACGCGCTCTGCGTCGCGGACCACTGCGGAGCCGAGCAGGAACGCCTTGCCGATCCGGTTGATGTAGCGCGTCGCCACGGTGTCGATGTACTGCATCGAGGAGCCAGTGCCGCTGTTGAGCGGGACGATGTCGTCCTTCGTGCCGGGGAGCGCCGCGCCGTTCTCGCTCTGCTCTACGTCCTCGGGACGGGTCGAGCCTGCCGGGTTCACGAGCCAGCGGAACTCTGAGGCCAGGATCGCTCCCTTCACCTCAGCTTCCGACAGCACCGACAGCGAGGCGAGGTCGCCAGCGATCTGCTCGCAGAGGCCCGTGCCATAGTCGTTGTCGTCGTGCAGTTCCCACGTCAGTGCGCGGTACGGGCAGTTGTCCTCGGTGTACTTGCCGTCGAAGATGTCGGGCAGCTTGAACTCGTCCACATGGTGCGTGACCATGTAGTTCTTGACGCCATCCCACTCCACCAGCGTGTAGTACTTCACTTCCGGTGACTTATGCTGGTCGTTCACGTCAGCGTTCTGGTACTTGGCTGTCTGCGAATTCAGGAACTCGCGCACCTTCAGGTCCAGCTCGTCGAAGCGCACCTTCTCGTGGATCACGATACGGATGACCTTGCCGGACATCGATCGCTTCACACAGAAGCGCTTCAGCCCGAGCACGCGCATCGGCACGTCGCCCTTGTCGCCAAGGATCAGCAGGCAGTTCCCGGTGACGATCAGGTGCTTCATCGCCTCGTACAGCTTGGGACGGGCACCCATCGAGTCGAGCAGCTTGATACAGGAACGCTCGGCCTCAGCCAGCATCTCCTGCAAGTCCGACGGGTTGATCTTCAGCGTGTTCTGCAACTGCATCGCCGTCTTCGGATCGATCTGATACCGGAAGAACGGACGGGATGGAGCGAACAGAGCCAGCATCAGCTTGTTCGCAAGGTTATTGACGCCCTGCGCGCCGACCGACTGGTAATCGGTCTGGAGTTCTTCATTCTCCTCGGTGTAACCGGGAGGTGTGATGATGGTGGGCAGGGTGAACGCGCTGTACTTCTCGCAGCGCGTCAGCAGTGGCTGCTTGGTCCGCTCTAACGCTTCCCATGCAGCCTCGGCTGTCTTGTGCATTAGGAGAGGCTAATGCCCGTGCCGCTGCTGGACGAAGCGCCAGCGCCTGCTGCCGCCGCCTGCTTGTACTTGCGACGCGGGTCCGTCTCGTCACCCGCAGCCGCGTTGGCACTCGTGTCCACGCTCACCGTGTTCTGCGACTGCCCTGCCGCCGCGTCAGACGCTGCCTGATCGGCCTGCTGGCGCGAGATGGCTGCTTGGTTCACCTGCGACATCTGCTGCTGGGCAGCGGCCTGTGCTGCGGCCTGTGCGGCTGCTGCTGCTTGCGCTGCCTGCTCGGCCTGTGCCTTGGCTGCCGAGTCCGCTGCTGCCTTCTGTGAGGCTGCTGCGTCACGCGTTGCCTGTGCCTGCTGCTCGGCTGCTGCCTGAATGGCTGCTGCCTGCGCCTTCGCGCCGCTGTCGTCTGCCACCTGACTGCCGCCTACGCCCAGCGCCTTGCCGACGAGGTTCGTGACGCTCTTGAGTAATCCGCTCATGTGATCTCCAAATAAAGTGAATGTGCGGCGGTCCGAAAGCCGAACCGCTCGTAGATGCGTGCCAGTTTCCTGTCGGACGGGTTTAGGGCAGTGCCCACCGCAACGCCCGCAGCGCCTACCACTCGTGCACACTGAATGAGTGTTCGAATGACGGGTCGAATGTTCGAAGCCGCTGGATCGACTTTGAGCAGAATCTGCTCGTACAGAACCTTGTCTCCCTCGCTCCACCACGGAGCATCGACCGACATACCGAGCAGGTAGCCGTTGACGAGGAGGAGTTCGAATGCACCGGAGCGGAGGACTTCACCGACCTTTCGGCGGCTGACCGTACCGAACCACTTCTTCGGGCTGTCTTGCATGGCGGCGAATTGCCGGTCGAGGGCTGCGTCGATTGCAGCCCAGTCGTCCTGTGAAAAGTGCACACCCCACTTACCCTCGATCAATGACATAGCCCGCCCTCAGCTTTTGGAGGACCGCCTGCACACCGAGTTGATACCCGGCGAGGAGGTCCGTTGTTTGTGATGTGACTACCGGAGGCGGAAGCTGCTTCTCCAATTCCGCCATCATGTCTGCTGTAAGTCTGATTACTTCCATAGGTGCTCCGGTTGTGCGTCTATCAAGTCCATCGAAATTAGAATCACCGTCTCCGGTTAATTCGCTTGACTTGATAGACAGAGAAACGTCAGGCGAAGAAGAACGCGGATTGGCGAACTTGAGACAGGTCCAGATCACCCCGGCTCGGCAAAGCCGGGAGATCGTTGAACTGAGCGCTGAACTCAGCGAGCGGATCGTTCTTTTCATACATCTCCACAAAGGTGTGGCGAATCGCGTCGTACAGCTTCTGCGTGTCCGCAGCGTGAGTGCCATAGTCGTCGTGAATCATCGCCAGTGAATTAATACCCTGCCGTTTGCACTCCTCAACGGTCAGGACCAAATGAGCAGCGTCCATCGAGTGCACGAAGTTCGGTGCGATTCCGTTCTTATGACGGCTCGCGTCCGGCGTGTCCGTGTCGGTCGCCACGCGAATCTGCGTCTTGCCGAGCAGCTTCGTGTTGACGTGCACGAACTCCATCTCCGTGTAGCACTGCATGACCGGGAAACCAGACGGGGCGATCCACTCGATCTGTTGCCAGCCGCGCTTCATAAGCGAGGAAGCAGTGCGTTGAAGCCATCCCATCGCAGCAGCAGCCGCAATAACAACATCACCAATCGCAGCCCACACAAGATGGGAAAGGAACTCAGCAGCGAATCGATACTCAGTCGTCTCGAACTCAGGAGCCTCACCACGCTTCAGGTAATCCTCGACAATGAACTCAGCACACGAGAACCGCGTCGAGCCATAAGGCAGAGTCATAACCGAACGCTTGACAATGGAACGATTCATACCGTGGGCCAACCACTTCTCCCGATAAACAGAATCGCTCTCACGTCGGTACTCAAAATTCGGATCGGACAGTTTGGCTGCTACGACATCAGCTACGCGCTGATAGATGTCTTCAGGTCTGTCACCGGGAGTGAGATTAACTGCCCGTCCTCCAACAGAATCTCGCAGCATTGCCGAGAAGTGCTGAAGGCCATTGCAACTACCGTCGAGGCCCACTGCGACGCGACTTTGGAAAGTAGAAGGGCTTGATCTCCACTCGGCGTATTCGAAACACCACGCAAGAAACTGGAGAGGCGCGTCAGCTTCTTGCCAGCCACGGTGCCCGACAGGGTCGTTTGCCCATTGGAGGATGTATCGTTCATTTTCGTGTACCCATGTGATGCGATCTTCGAATGGCTTCTTGTCCACTCCGAATCGATTAGCTCCGTTGATCTTGAACCAGCGCACCGCGTCCGGAGTATCGAGCGGCTTGCCTTGTGCGAATTCCAGCAGCGCCTTCTGGATGTCGCTGCCCTGCGGGTTGATGCCGGTGGTGAGGGCGTACAGCCGCCCACGGAAGTCAGCCTGATACATGAAGTGGATACGCTCGTAGTCAGCGAACTTCAGCGCCGTGCGGGTCGTCGTGTAGAAGCGGCCCCACTTCGTGCCCCGCAGCTTGCGCTCCGTGTGCCAGTCCGCCATGCGGCGCTTCCATGCGGAGAACTCGTTCAGTTCATCGCCGGTCATCTCCTCCTTCTTCATGTCCTCCTGAAGCCACTCGGGCTTAGGCGGCTTCGGCAGTTCTGCCTGCGACAGAATCTCGTCCATGTCGATGCCGTGCTTCGCGCAGTCCTGCACCGCCTTCAGCATCTTCTTGTTCACGCGCCACTGCACCGCTTGCAGGTGGTTCAGCGCCTCCAGCACCACCGGCATCTCCCGGTCAGTCCTGGCCCCACGTACCCACTTCACCGCGTTCGGGTTCTGGCGACGCATCTCCGGGGTGTGATACCCGCCGTCGAATGCCGACACCCAATCCCTCGGCTGCTCGATGAACGGCAGGTTGTACGGCATGGTCAGTTCGACGTGGCCCTTGATCTGCTCCACAGCCTTCATAGCGGCCTCGGAGAACGACACCTCCATCGATACCACCACGCCACGTCCCATCGCCTTGTGCGTCGATTTGGTGACTTCCACCATGCCCAGCAGGCGAAGCTGCTCGATCAGGAACAGGGCTACCTGCTCACGGTCGCTGACTTCCCACTGAGGCAGTCGAATCTGGTGCGTGTTCGCTGCGTTGCGGATCACGTTCACCCGGTGGTCAGCCGACTTCGACTGCTTCTTTTCGAGGTTGTGCACCAGCGTCCAGAAGATTTCCGGCTGCACATGCTCGAAGGTAGAGAGCACGAGTTCGCCGTAGATCGTCTTGCCCATTGCGCGGGCCACCTTGCGCACGTCCTGTGCGCCGTCCTTCAGCAAGTTCACGAGCAGATCACGCACAGCGATGTACGCCACCGCTGCCGGGTCGAGCGGCTTGAGCAGCGCTACGTGCGCCGCCCGCCGTCCTGCCTTACCCGTGCTTGCCACCTCCGCTGCTACCACGTCGATCAGCGGCAGCACCCAGCGCCTGAAGATCGCTGCTGCGTACGGGTTCGTGTCGGCGTGTCCGTCCTGCTCTCGTCTGTTCATCATCGCGGAGGCCCGTGCAATGCCAGCCGTCCGCGTCTCCGCCTCCAGTTCAACCTGCGTACGCGGCACCGACATCAGTCGATGTCCACCTTGTCGAAGCGCACGCCCTTGAACACCGGCTCACGAAGCTCGCCGCTCGGCAGGCGTTCGAGGCAGGCCACCTCACCGATGCAGCCTTGAATCTGCACCGTGCCCTCCCACCACGCGGCGCGCTCGGCGTCCGTGCCGCCTGCGGCCTTCACCACCGTGCCGTCAGCGAACTGGAGCACCACCTTGCCCGTCGTGCCCTTGTACTTGCCCTCGCCTTCCTCGACGCCCGCGATGCGGAGGTCGAACGTGACGCGGGGCTTGGCCTTGATGATCGCGCCGTCGCTGCCAGCGCCAGCCTTCCAGCCTGCCTTCGGGTCGCGGAGGATCGCGCCGTCGAATGCGCGCTTGTCACCGTGGGCACACAGTTCGTCCGCCCGGTCCATCGGATCGCCGTACGTGCCTGCCGTCAGCAGCGGGCAGAGGAAGACCTTGTCCGACTCGGTGAAGCCACGGGTGTAGAACGCCAGCTTGTTGTAGCGGTCCTCGAAGGCGATGGCACTGGACCCCGCCTCGAAGTCCACCAAGGGCAGTGCGTCGAACGCAGCGAACTGAAGCTGCGTCACCGGGTCATGCTTGCGGAACCAGCCCGAGATGCGCGGCTGCGAGTTGCCCTGCGCCCACGCCTCGCCCAGCACAGCGAACGTCTGACCCTTCTCCAGCGGCGTGCGGAACAGCGCCAGCAGGCGGTGGCCGATGTGATCCATGCTGCGGACGATCTCGCCGGTGCGGCTGATGATCTGGAACGACTGCTGGTTCAGCAGCTTCACGATGACGTTGCAGCCGTCGTACTTGTACTGGAGGTCGTACTTGCTGGCGAGGTCGCTGATCGACGCTGCGCCGATTGCCTTCTTGCGTGCTGCGGAGAGTGCGGAGAATTCAACAGCTTTGTGGACGAGGTACTTGCTCAATGTGGACTCCTTAGAATGCAGCCGAAAAGAGAACAGCCAGCGAGGCTGCTGCGGAAGCGACTTCCCGTTCGAGGTCTTCGAGGGAGCCACCGTTGTCGATGATTTCCTGACCGGGGATGCTGACGATCCCGGCATTGATGTGGAACGCGAGGCGTTCGCTGACGTGCGGGCAGACCGGCGAGACGAAGGGGCGCTTGACAAACAGCACCTTGTCCGCGAGGGCGGCTTCATTCTCGAAGCGGCAGTCCGTCACCAGCACGATGCCGCTCGACTCATGCCACTTCTTCTGTGCCAGTTCGATCCAGAACGTGTCGCGCACCTTGCGGCCCGCCGTGCCCAGCACCTGCATGAACTGGCGAGGGCTGATCTCGAAGTACGGGTCATTGCTGGTCGCATCGCGGTCGCGGAGGAAGCGTTCCTCGTACTCGTCCATCGCATACGCCCACAGCGCGGCGCGGTCACGGCTCGGCAGCTTGTTCATGAACAGCGTCTCGGTCGCGTCGTACAGGCGCTCCTCGAACTGGCTGGCACTGAGTACGTGCGGCACTTCCTTCGTCTCGCGCTTGAACGGGTCCAGCCCGATGCGCTTGCTGATGTCGCGGAGGTAGTCAGCGAACCCGCCGATCTCCACCTTCGTCGCGCCTGCCGATACCAGCCCACGCTGGAGCATCTGTGCAACTGTGTCCTTGCCTGCACCTGACAGGCCCATGAGAGCGATTACCTTAGCCATTGACGTACTCCTTGAATTTGGTTCGATACTGTTTGTTGAATGCCACGCTGTCGATGTGGCCCATATGAATGAGTGCGTCGATCTTCGCCACCACGTCGGCGGCTTCGAGAGTCAGTTCCCGGTGCCGCTTACGACCGCGCAGAACTTTCATGCACTCCTGTGTAAGTTCCCCGCATTCTTCTGCGAGGTGCATAAGCAGCTTCTTCATTAGTGGATGTGTCCGAGTTGGATGGTGAAGGTGTCGTAAAGCGTGAAGCGGCTGTCGCTACGCGGCGTATGGAAGCCCATCCACTGCGCCGGGACCGACGAGTAGCCAGCGATGCTGCTGTACTCGGTGCCCTCGCTGTCGCTGCCGAAGAACGCGCCGTTGACCACGTACTGTCCCGAGTTGAACGAGCAGACGTTGTGCTTGTCGCCCATGCGGAAGAACGTGATGTACTTGCCCTGCTGCTCGCTGCGCTTGATCTTGTGTGCCCGCATTGCCGACTCGGTCACAGCCACGCCAACGCCGTGCTCGTACAGCACCGTCTGTCCGTAGATTTCGGTGTAGGTGCAGATCGAGTCCGTCACGTCGAAGGTCACATGCTTGTGGCCTGCCGTCTCGCTCAGCAGTTCGAGCGCCTTGTACAGCGGGTAGCTCAGTTGCTCGCGGCCCGGTCGGAACATGGTGATGCCGTGTCCGTCCCAGTCGTGGTTGCCGGTGACACAGGGGATGTCGAGACGGATACCAAGTGCTGCAAGCGGCTCAATGACGTGTCGGAAGATGCCAACAGTAGCGTCATGAATCTGCTGCGCTGTTCCGGTGTCAGTTGCGCGAGCCGAGTTGTCGTGCTTCTTGTCGCTTTCAATGATGTCTCCGATGATGGCGAGGATGATCCGCTCGACCTTGAAGCCAGCCGCAGCCTTCTGCTTGATCTGGAACACCAGCGCCTCACCGAACTCCTTCAGGCGCTTGAACGCTACCGCCGTGTTGAACGTGCCACTCAGCTTGCCGATCTGTAGATCGCTCAGCAGAATCTCGACGGTCAGCGGCGTGTGCGTCGTCGGGTGCTTCAGCGGCTTGCTCAGCGAGCGGTTCTTGTTCAGCGTGCGGATCGCTGCGTGGACACCGTCGAGCAGAGCGTCCCGAGTGCCGATGCTGCCAAGCGCCTCGTCAAGAGCACGACGAAGGCGGTTGTTCTCTGTGCGGGTGTTCCGCAGCGCAGCCAGTTCCTTAACACGGTCAACCTCGACCGGGAGTTCCGTCGTGTCCAGCTTGCTGATCCAGTACCGGGCAAGCTGCGGGCTGACAGCGCCCCGGCCCAGTTCGGTGAGCGCCTTGGCGGCGCGGGCCATGCTGCCTTCTGCTTCTGCGTAGGCGTCCTGAATGTCTTGGTCACTGAAATCCTTGCGGCTTACTTGCATTTATTCTTCCTCGGTCGTTGATCGTTTAGCTTTGGCACGGGCCAGTCGGGCACGCTTGTTCTTCAGGAGGCGCTTCTCGTCCTCCGTCTTGTGGGTGTGATACAGCACCTGCTTACGCGGCCCGTCCTCGCTGAGGTACTTGCCGACGTTCGTCAGGAACAGGTGCGGGTCGATGCCCTGCCCGATGCGCCCTGCCCAGTTCTCGATCTTGCCGAGGATGGCGTTGCACCAGCGGCAGACCACAGCGCGGCAGACGCCTGTCTTGTGGCAGTGATCCACCACCGTGTCTTCGTCCATCGTGCGGTTGCACAGTGGACACTCGGGCGACTCGCGCTGCCAGCGCTTTCGGTAGCCCGTCAATTCAGTCTTGGTTAAACGCCGCAAGCTCGGCCTCCTTTAACGTAATGCGTTCGTGAAGTTCATGTAGTCCCGGCAGCAGTTCAGCAGTCGATGGAACGACCGCCATGAACTCATGAACCGGGGCGAGAGCCGTGCGTCTGATCCACAGAAGGCACGCCTGCTCAACGAAGCGATGAACCCATGACTCCATGTAGGTGAGGCGGTACGCTCTGCTAACGACCGCATACGCGTCTGCGTTGCAAGTCGTCCCAGCCAGCAGCGCCTCTGCTGTCTTCTCGCCACAGTCCTTGCCTTCATGCTTCTCCAGTCCGGGGATGTGGTCCGCGCTGTCTCCCTGAAGCATCTGGAGCCAGAACCACTTGTGTCCATACGTCAGGCCGTCACTACCGATCACCTCGTATGCGCCCAGCGGGACGTGAACGAGGAGGTAGTCCACCCAAGTCAGGTGCGTGCCGGGAAGCATTCGCATGTCCTTGTCGCGGGTGTGGATGACGGTGCGGGTGTCGGGATACAACAGGTTGGTTGCGAGGCCAAGGCCATCATCTGCTTCACGATCTCGCCAGCAGATGCGCTCCCAATTTTTGAATCGGGCAGTTTCGAGGTACTCGCGGACAAAGCGCCAGTTCTTCGGCTTGTGTCCTTGGCGGTGCCCTTGATACGGCTTGACCGTCGCTACGTGGTAGCGCTTGCCCTTGTTCGACGCTGCGTGCGTCAGGTGGACCAGACACTTCTGCGCGCCGCTCATGCGCCACGCTGTCTCGATCCGTTGATCTGTGATGTACCGGGCTGTCGCCGCGTCTGTCTCACTGCCGCCAGCGCAGAAGTAGGCTGCATAGTCTCCGTCGATGTGGAGCGTTCTGCCGGGCACTACCTCCTGCACTGACTCGCTGTGTTCCTCACGCTCGGCGGCGGCAGCGGCGGCTTCTACCTCCGCTGCCCAGTCCATCAGAACGGCAGGTCTTCGTTCAGTTCTTCGTCGCTCGGGCCGTCGTACTCCTCCTCAGTCGCGGCAGGCGCAGCACTTGCCGTCTCTTTCGGAGGCGTAGCCACGGGAGCAGCGACAGACGAGCCTGCCGGTTCTGCCTCGTTTGTGGTGCGGGTAGCTGCCTTGGCCTTCTTCTCGGCTACGGCCTCCTCCGGCGACTTTCCCACGCTGTTCAGTGCCTCGTCGTCGATGCCGTCGATCAGCGCCTCGATTGCCGAACCCTTGAAGTTCTTCGCTGCCTTGATGGCAAGCTGGAACTTGTTCTTCGACTTCGCCGGGAACTTCACCTCGCCTGTCTTCTCGTCCTTGCGCTCCGGGTACTCGCCGTCGATGAAGATGCTGTCCCACATTGCGCGGCTCGGGTGGTCCCACAGGAAGCACTTCAGTTCCGTCATGGGCGGCGGCACGTTGCGGCGCTTGCTCTCGCCGGTGTCCATGTCCTCGACGAACGGCATCGACACGGTGTAGCTGCCCTTCACC